GGTCAGCGTTAAGCTCTAGCCACACCTTGCGCCCATTAGCCAGCAAGCGGTCGCGCATGGCATAGGCCATCGCCTTATCCGCTAGAGCAAACGTCGCAACAGTCTCATGCTGCATCATTCACGGTGCCTCCCTGCTGTATGACCACTGCGCTGCGCCTGCTCCTCCCGATACCTATCGAGCACACGACGCACTACCTCAGCACGAGACACGTCAAGGCGCACAGACTCAGCGTCGATCCAGTCGGACTGAGGGTCCGTCAGACTAACCACCAGCTTCTGCATCGGCATGAGATCCTCCATCTCCCGTGCAAGGGATAAGATAGTAGCACTGTGGTGTCAACACAATAGCATTGTGGGTAATTGCGGTGATTGCAGCAATTATTTTGACGCACTACGCCATGACCGAGGCGCTCATCGCAGCAATAGCTGGCCAGGTGGCCTCGCTCAGCGTATTTGATGCCTGGGTGATGGCGCTTCTCATCTGGGCTGGAATATCCGCTGTGCTCACGGTCGGCTTTGTGCTGATCGTCCCCATTGCGGCCGCCCACGATCAACGGAAGCGTAGCCGTAAGAACGCCATCGTCCCCGACCGCACACCACCCACGCCATGACAATCGAAGAGCAGGCAGCGGCTGACCTACGACAACTCACGGCCCTCGCCGAAGCTGTCATACAGGTTGCCCAGCAACGCACCGGCACCGGTCAGGTCGATGTCCTGACCAAGCGACACTCCGAACTCTATGAGACAATACGCACCCAGTCCGCGACCGACGCAGCGTATTCCAGGGCGTATCGCCAAGCCTGGAGCGACGCTCGCCGATAGGGGGGATATGCGTCCCGGATTCGTCTCCGATGAGGTATGGGGGGGAGTTCTGAAAGTATTGGTCGCGAGGGGCGTTAATCGCCAGGGTGGTCGCCCGGACCTTTTTATCTCCTCGGTCGATTTATTAGTGGCCACAACTGTTATCCACTTCAGAAGGTTGATCTCATGCCACGAGGCGGGTTCAAGCACGGTGTCGGTCGTCCGCCCGGATCTGTTGCCAAGATGCGGGCACTGACCGCGGAGGCAATGCAAAGCGAGCAGGTGCGTCAGAACATGACTCCGCTCGAATACATGCTGCATGTGATGAATGACCCGGTGTGCGACCCGATCCGGCGTGACCGGATGGCGGTTGCGGCGGCGCCGTTCGTTCATCCGAAGGCCGATACCATCATGGCTGGGAAGAAACAGGCGGCCGAGGAAGAGGCGCGGACCAACGACCAGGGCACCGAGTGGGAAAATCTGCTGCGCAGACCGGCTCCGACCAACATCAAGAAAAGCGGCCTGATTTAGGGTCTAAATGATGACTGTAACGCGGCTTATCGAAATATTGGCGCAATGTCAGGGTGACCGGGAAGTCTGGCTGCTGGACGATTGCATGGAATATCCCCTCGCCACCGTGATGGCTGAGTTTCCCATGGGTCAAGCGCAAGATGTGGTAATGCTCACCGCGGGGAATGGCTGGGCCCGGCTTGGAACGTTCGTTTGAACGAATGGTCAACGGCGCGGCCTGACTGGCAGGCCCGTATTAAGGCGGGGCAGTCACTGCTCCCCGAGCTGCCGCTGAACGAGGACGAGGCCAGCGGCGCCCTCGGTATCTTCTCCAAGTTGCGGCTTCCCGATGTCATCGACCAACCGACATTCCGCGATGTCGCTGGGCAATGGCAGAGGGACCTGGTTCGCGCGGTGTTCGGCTCCTACGACCCGGCGACGAACGAGCGGCATATCCGCGAATTCTTCTGCATGATCGCCAAGAAGTCCGGGAAGACCACCAGCGCCGCCGCGATCATGATTTGCGCGGTGCTGATGAACCGGCGACCCCGGGCGGAATTCCTGCTGATTGCGCCGACGTTGGAGGTTGCCGACCTCGCGTTCCGTCAGGCGGTCGGGATGATCGAGAGCGACCCTATCCTGACTGGCAAGTTTCATATCCGCGACCATATCAAGACCATCATCTATCGGCCGACCAAGGCCTTCCTGAAGGTCAAGTCATTCGACCCCAGAGTGGTGACCGGCTCAAAGCCGTGCGGCGTGCTGGTGGACGAGTTGCACGCCATCTCGGGCGCGCATGATGCGGACCGGGTGATGGGGCAGTTACGCGGTGGGTTGATTGCCAACCCCGAGGCGTTCCTAATCTCGATCACGACGCAATCGGAGCGGGCGCCGTCCGGGGTGTTCAAAGAGGCGCTGCATAATGCGCGTCGGGTGCGTGACGGCGAGACGGTGCTGCCGCTGCTGCCGTTGATCTACGAGTTTCCCCGCGATGTGGATTGGCGGGACACGGCCAACTGGCGGATGGTCAATCCGACGCTGACGGTTGCCATTGAGCGGCTGATCCCGGACTACGAGGCGGCGGTGGCCGCGGGCGATCATGAACTGCGGCGCTGGGCATCGCAGCATCTGAACATCGAAATCGGCCTTGGGCTGCAGACCGACCGTTGGCCGGGCGCGGAATTCTGGGAGCGGCAGACCGACCCATCGCTCACGCTTGAGGCTGTGTTGGATCGCTCCGAGGTGGTGGTGTGTGGGATGGACGGCGGCGGGCTGGACGATCTGTTCGGCTTTGCCGTGCTGGGGCGCGACGCCGATGGCCGCGATAAGGCATCGAAGTCATGGCTGCTATGGTCCCATGCCTGGTGCCACCGGAGCGTGCTGGAGCGGCGGCAACAGATCGCGCCGCGCCTGCTCGACTTCGCCCGTGCGGGTGAATTGACGATCTGCGACGATATGCTGGATGACCTGGAGGCGATGAAACAGATCATCGCCGACATCAAGGCCAGGGGCATCTTGGCGCATGTGGCGGTGGATCCGGCGGGTGTTGGCGACATCGTCGATGCGATGGCGGAGATCGGCATTACCGAGGCGAACAAGCTGTTGTGGCCGGTGGGCCAGGGCTATCGGTTAATGAACGCGCTGAAGACGTGCGAGCGTCGGCTGGCCAAAGGGACGCTGTGGCACAGCCAGAGTTCGATGATGTCGTGGTGTGTGGGCAACCTGAAGGTGGAGGCAACGGCCACGGCGATCCGCGCGACCAAGATTAACGCCGGCGATCAGAAGATCGACGCGGCCATGGCGCTGTTCGACGCGGCGGATGTGCTCAGTCTTGGTGTGGATGCGGCGCGTATTGCAACCTATGAGATTGCATTCGCCTGAGCCGTTGCGCATTGCGTCATGTTAGGGCAAAAATACCCGGCCCCACGCATTATGCGCTCGGGGGTTTCGGGACCTCGCCGGGGCATAGGCGCGAGACCGGGTGAAGTTTCGCTATCACACCCGGCAACAGGAACATGGAACCGGGCTCGTCTTGCTTACCGGTCTCGCGCCCCGCTGGCAATATGAACACTTGCGAACTGGCTGATTTTTTAACTAATTCGCTTATTGAAAAGGCAGCTTGCGGGCGCACGACGGCATCACCCTGCGGTGCCCACAAGCTGAAGTTCCAACAATGGATGCGAGAATGCCCGCCCGGAGCGCCGAGCGACGGACGTGAGGTTATCAGCCCAGGGCGGGGCGTCAATCGCCGATGAGGTCGGGCGCTATCCCGTTCTGCCGACGGACATGGCCTGCCTGATCTCGCAGGCAACTAACCGTTTGAGCCTTCGCAGCACGTAGAAGCTCGAAGTCACAGCGGTGAAGGCGATGGCGCCCCACGCCAATGTCTCGGCGTTTTCGTCTGTTATGAACATGCGCTGCCTCCGGGCGAGTTATCCCTTATGCGTTAGCTCGCCACGAACGCCATATGGCCAGCTAGCCCGAAACGGTTTACGTAAACCAAGCGAGCCGCGACGGGACTCGAACTCCCGGCACGGCTCTGACCATTGAACCTGGATAAGAGGTCCAGATGGCTGACCCGTATGCTACCGGTCTCTATGAGATCGTCAATCTTACGAACGGCAAGCGCTACATCGGAAGCGGCGTGAAGTGTGCGAGACGCTTCAGCGAGCATCGGCACAGACTACGCGGCGCAAGACACCATAGCCCGCCATTGCAGAGTGCATGGATCAAGCACGGTGAGGATGCGTTCGTCTTCCGCATGTTCATGGTCTGCCCAGAGGATCTTCTGCTGTTCTATGAACAGCGAGCGCTCGATATCCTCAAGCCGGAATACAACGTAAACCCAACAGCGATAAACTGTTCTGGTCGGGTCTTGTCAGCCGAGACGCGAGAGAAGATCGGCGCGAAGGCCAGGGGAAGGAAACGGGACCCTGCACTTGTCGAGGCGATCGCATCGCAACTTCGTGGAAGAAAGCTTCCGCCGGAACGCAGCGTGCATCTTCTCGGCAATACGCACGCCAAGGGATACAAGCACACGCCGGAATGGCTAGCGGCGCAGGCCGAACGCACTAGGTTGCGTAGTTCTGGTGTCCCTAAGACGCCAGAGCACAGGGCAAAGATAGCAGAATCCCTCCGTGGGGTTCGCCACTCCGCTGAACGCCGAGCCAAACAGGCAGACGCTCAGCGCGGAACGAGGTTCGGCCCCCGGCCTCGTCGCATCGCATCCAAAGACCAGAAAGACTTATTCGACTAGTCCCGCCTCGTCCTCCAGGCGAGGCCTGTCTGGAGGACCAAATGCCAATTCCCAAACCCCGGATGGGCGCGAAGCCTGAGTCCCAGACCGATTATATGCATCGGTGCATGGGCGATACGACTATGATGAATGACTATCCCAAGCAGGATCAGCGCGTGGCGATCTGTATGGGCACTTATCGGGACCACCATCCTGGCGCTGCTAAGCCACCGAAAGCCGTCGTGCCCGCTAATTGCATGCCGAATGATAACAACGAGCCTATGATGGACTTTTTGGAGCGCTGCATTGAAGGCGGAGATAGCGAGGAAGCCTGCATGATGGCCTGGATGGCCAATAAGCCGTCGATGTCTGATAGCCCGATGATGAATTCTCTCCCACGTTTAGTAGAACGCGACGCCGAAGTGCAGTGGCTCGCGACACATCTCGTCGTCAAAGGACTAAATGAGGGCGAACGGGTCATTTCCGGAATAGCGACGACACCTAGCGTTGACCATGTCGGCGACATTGTCGAGAGCCTCGGCGCAAAATATCGTTTGCCAATTCCGCTCCTGTGGATGCATCGCCATGATCAGCCGGTTGGGCATGTTACCTTCGTCGAGCCAACGGAAAAAGGCATTCCGTTCCAGGCGCGCATTGCGAAGGTCGAAGAGCCCGGGAAATTAAAGGATCGCGTCGACGAGGCGTGGCAATCGGTTAAGGCCGGATTGGTCAAAGGCGTGAGTATTGGCTTCACGCCCATCAAGGGCCAATCCGAAATGATCAAGGATACCGGAGGCATCCGCTTCAAGCAGTGGAATTTCCACGAACTCTCTTTGGTAGTCGTGCCCGCTCAGGCCGATGCCAACATAACTCTTATCCGATCCCTCGATACGCAAGCGCTGCGGGCCGCGACCGGCCAGAAGCAGAGCGCGCGTGTTGAGCAGAGCCCCGCCGGCGTCACGGCGACCGTTAACCGCCAGACAAGCCGGGAGGCACCAATGGCAACTAAAACTATTGCGGAAGATATTGCCGCATACGCGTCAACGCGAGCGGCACACGCGGCTCGGATGTCCGAGCTGATGAGCAAGGCGTCGGAAGACGGCTCGACGCTCGATGACGAGCAGGAGACCGAATACGACGAACTGAAGGACAAGGTCGCGTCTATCGACAAGCACCTCGGCCGCCTGCGCGAGCAGGAGAAGCTGAACATCTCGCTAGCCGTTGCCGTCGATGGCGATCGTGTTGGCCAGAATGTCGGCCAGACGATTGGGCATCGTCCGACTTCGTCGGTTGTCCAGGTCAAGCGTCCGCCGCTTGAGAAGGGCACCGCGTTCGTTCGCTACATTGCTGCACAGGCGATGTCGAAGGGCAACCTGCAGCAGGCCGTGCAGATCGCACAGCGTGATGCATGGAAGGACACGCCGGAAGTCGCGCAGGTATTGAACTTCGCTGCGGCAGAAGGCACCACTGTGCTCAAGGCAGCGGTCCAGCCTGCTAACACTTACGACACCACGTGGGCGTCACCACTCGTTCAGCTGCAGTATATGGCATCGGAATTCATTGACCTGGTGCGTGCTGCGACTATTCTCGACAAGCTCTCTGGTGGCATGCGTCGTGTGCCATTCAACATTCGTGTGCCACTAATGTCTAGCGGCAGCACGGCATATTGGGTCGGCGAGGGTAGCTCTAAGCCCATGTCGAGTGCGGCGTTCGACACGATCACGATGACCTTCGCGAAGGTTGCCGCGCTCGTAGCGTTCACCAACGAAAGCCTGCGGTTCTCCAATCCAAGTTTGGAAGCGATGATCCGTCAGGACATGGTCGCAGCGATTGCCAAGAAGCTCGATACGGACCTGCTTGATAGCACCAAGGTCGTGGGCACTGGTTCGGGCGGTCCTTCGCCTGCATCACTGACCAACGGCGTCACGGCGGTTGCCGCGACAGGAACGGATGCCGACGCCGCACGCGCCAACATCCGC